AAAGAGTATTTAGTAAAGAATGTGAATATCAATGTGCCTTCATGGGGCGCAAAGACGGGTGAAGATTGGAGCATTTGTTGTGAGGGTAGTGTCGTGATTGACCGCGAAACCTCAACGATTACGATAGGAGAGCGAGCATGTTCGCAGAAGTAAACAATCAGACTGTCGTGACTTACCCTTACGACTACGATACTTTGGTTAAGAAAAACCCAAGTACCAGATTCCCCCAAGAAGACCTGCTGTCTATGTATCAAGGCACAGAGGACAACTTAGCTGGGAATGAGCTAGTCCGTGTAGTCATGGCAGACGAGCCTTCTTACGACAGAAAGACTCAAGCAGCCGTGCTGAATAGCCAGCCTAGTCTAGTGAACGGCGTTTGGACTTTGGGTTGGTCGATTCAGTCTTTGAGCGCTGAAGAGCAGGCTGAAAAACAGGCGCGGCAGGCATCGATTGTCCGGCATGACAGAAACAGCCGTTTGTCAGAATCAGACTGGTCGCAGGGTAAAGACATATCCGATAGCGTCAGCACTGCATGGGCTACCTACAGACAGGCTTTACGCGACATTCCTACTCAAGCTGGCTTCCCTTGGGAAGTTACTTGGCCTGCTAAACCGGAGTAAATTATGGCTACTTTATCCAGCATCATCACGCCAACTAACGTATTGACTAATACCAGTACGAATACGGTTACCAACAAAACCATAGCATTTAATAGTAATACGTTATCTGGTGTCGCCAGTACTGATACATCACAAACACTCACAAACAAAACCATAGCGTTTGGTAGTAACACGTTAACCGATGTTGCCAGCACTGATACAGCACAGACGTTAACTAATAAGACGCTAACAAACCCTACAGTCACTAACTACACAGAGACACGCTTTACGGCGAACTCTAGTACCGCAATCACGCTGAACCTCGCCAACGGCACGATGCAGGACATCACGCTGACTGGCTCTGCGACGATTACGATGCCGACAGCTACTGCTGGTAAGTCGTTCATTCTGCTTCTGCGTTCGGGTGCTGGTAGCTACACAGTAACTTGGACTACCGTTAAGTGGCCCGGAGGTACAGCGCCAACAGTTACTACAACCGCAAGTCGCTTAGACATCTATTCATTCTTCAGTGATGGCACAAACTGGTACGGCGTCACTGTGAACCAGAACTACACACCGTAAGGACAGCTCATGTTTTCAGCAGCGACAAAAACGGATAACGTATCTTCAGCCGCGAATTACATTGAGGATGTATTCTCGACGTATCTCTATACTGGCAATGGTGTTGTGCAGACTATTCCAAACGGAATTGCACTAGGCTCTGCTTACGGTGGAAGCGTTTACTTTGATGGTACGGGGGATAATTTAAGTGTAGCCGATAATACGGCATTTACTCTCCCGGCAAACTTTACTATTGAGTGCTGGATTTACCCAACGGCTGGCGCGGCAAACAGGTTAATTATTAGTAAATGGGGTGGAACAGCAGAATATTATATTTTTACCCAAACAAACAATGTAATAGGGTTTGCTTGGGGGCCATATAGTGCTTCTGGTTTATTTGGTGGCGCATTGCTTTTAAGTGGCAACAATGCGTTTGCGTTAAATACTTGGAGCCATGTAGCTGTTGTTAGAAATTCAAACACATTTACCTTATATGTAAATGGAACTTCCATTGCTACGGCAACCAATAGTGCTGCTGTAACAGACGGCGCTGAACCGCTTACTATTGGTGATTATGGAGGTGGTGGTTTTGGGTTTGCTGGGTATATTTCAAATGCTCGAATTGTCAAAGGTACAGCGGTTTACACAGCGAACTTTACCCCAAGCGCTACGCCACTAACAGCAATCTCAGGAACATCGTTATTAACCTGCCAAACACCAAACACCGTACTAGACTACTCATCTAACGCTTTCACTATTACGGTAACGAACGCTGTTGCTCAAAACGGTGGTGGGCCTTTTACAGACTCTACGGCTAACAAAGGTGGTTTGGTTTGGCTTAAATTAAGGAATGGCGCATCATCAAACATTCTGAATGACACCGTAAACGGTGCGGGAAATTTTTTGTATTCGAACACTACAAATGCATTAATTTCTCAAACTTGGGGGGTTAGCTCGTTTTTAAACAATGGGTTTCAAGTATCTGGAAATGATCCATTCAATAATTCTACGGGCGGGTACAACTACACCTCATGGACATTCCGCGAGCAAGCCAAGTTCTTTGATGTGGTGACGTTTACTGCTAGTGCTGCCGCTGCATACACATTTAATCACAACCTTGGTTCTACTCCGGGTTTTGTAATTATCAAGCCAACATCGGTGGGAGGGGCTTGGTATTGTTATCACACAAGCCTTGGTGTTAACAAATATCTTTTGTTAAATACAACTGATGCTTCAGGTACAAACCCAAGTGGAAATTGGGCGGCTACTAGCACCACATTTACTGTTCCAACTGATTTTTTATCTGGCGGCACACAAACCTACGTAGCCTACCTATTCGCTCACAACGCAGGGGGCTTTGGCCCTGCCGGTACGGACAATGTGATTAGCTGTGGTTCGTTTAATGGCGCGTCAGCGGGTTCTGTAAGTTTAGGTTATGAACCACAATGGATTTTGTTTAAAGATGCTACTAGCACAACGTCATGGGTAATATACGATGTAATGCGAGGATGGTCTGTTACATCAGGCAATTATCTTCTTCCAAATTCGTCTGGCGCTGAAGCTAACACTACTTCGTTTTATCCTGTTCCAAATGCAACGGGGTTTTCTTATCCTTCTGGGATGACTTCGGGGAATACTATCTACATCGCCATCCGTCGCGGCCCGATGAAAACACCGACGAGTGGCACAACTGTTTACAGTCCAGTGGCGAGAACCGGTACTGGTGCGGCAGCATCTATATCTAGCGTTCCATTCCCGCCAGATTGGGTTATGTTTGGGCCAAGAAGCATTGCTGACAACAAATATGAAATTGATAGGCTGCGTGGAAATAGCGAAGGGTTAATTACAAACTCTAGTAGTCAGGGTATAGGTTTAGGAGCTTCTCTGACGTTGAACATAAATGGAATTTCGTTTGCTGATGGGAATAGTGCATGGAACCAAAGCTCTGCAACTTACGTCAATTGGTTCTTTGGTCGCGCTCCCGGTTTCTTTGATGTGGTGTGCTATACAGGAACTGGAGCAAATAGAACGGTGACGCACAACTTAGGTGTTGTGCCTGAGTTGATGATTGTTAAATGCAGAGATTTAGCAGGTGACTGGACAGTGTGGCAGTCATCATTTTCTATACTTAATCGTCTGAGGCTAAACACAACTCAAGCTGTTGATGTTAACAACACTCAGCATTTTGGTGGAACTTTGCCAACATCTTCTGTATTTTATGTGGGCAGCACAAATTCTGATTCTGGCGCACTCTATGTCGCCTACCTATTTGCTTCTTGCCCCGGCGTATCCAAGGTAGGTAGCTATACAGGCACAGGTGCGTTGCAAACGATTAACTGTGGCTTTGCTGCTGGCGCAAGATATGTTTTGATTAAGCGAACCGATTCAACTGGCGCTTGGTATGTTTACGATAGCGCACGAGGCATTTCTAGCGGCAACGATCCTTATTTATTATTGAACAGTAACGTCGCAGAGGTCGCTAACACCAACTACGTGGACACTGCAAGCACAGGGTTCCAAGTAACGGCAGCAGCGCCTGCTGATTTAAATGCTAACGGTGGTACTTATATTTTCTTGGCAATAGCCTGAGGTAATCATGGAAATCAGAATACGAGAGACTGGCGCGGTAGTTACAAGTAGCGAGTTCCGCGCAATGCATCCAAACACCGGCTTTCCTCAAGTATTGGTCGAGGAAATTTTAGATGCGTTTGGTGCTGATCCTGTTTTTAACGGGCCACAAGCACAGCCTACTCGCTACCAAGTTGCTTACCGTGATGGCGTAGAGCAGGTTAATGGCAAGTGGTACACCAAGTTCGCCGTAGCCGACATGGGCGATGACGCCAAAGCCGCTTTAGATGAGCAGCAAGCAACATCAATAAGAAACGAAAGAAATAAAAAACTTTCGGAATCAGACTGGTCGCAGGTAGAAGATTCGCCTGTGGATAAGGCTGCATGGGCTACCTACCGTCAAGCGCTGCGTGATCTGCCATCACAATCCGGCTTCCCTTGGGATGTTACTTGGCCTACCCAGCCGGAGTAAAAAATTGACCCGCTCACCCTTCTAGCAGCAGCAAATGCAGCGGTCGCAGCAGTCCGTAAGGGCTGCGAGTTGTACAAGGAAATTAAGAGCGTTGCCGGGGAAGCAAAAGATGTCATTGATGATCTGAAGCAGCAGTACGACAAGATCGTCGATCCGACCCCAGCGCAGAAGCAGCAGTACCACGCAGAAGTGCAGCGTGTGCAGGAGGTAGCGAAAGCCGACCCGAACGACGTTTTTACCGACATCGGCAATCAGCTAGGTGCGTTGATGGACTCGTATGACGCTATCAGCAAGTTGTTCCTAAAGGAGCAGCTGGACGCAAAGCAGGTCTACAAGGGTGAAGAGAGTATAGGTAGGCGGGCGTTGAAACGAATACTGATTACAGCAAGGTTAGATGCCATGTTGGTAGAGATACGAGAGACGATGACGTACCGAGCGCCGCCGGAGTTAGGTGCCTTGTGGAGTAAATTTGAAGAGATGTGGCAGCGTATCGTTGCCGAGCAGGAAGAAGCCCACGCAGAGGAACTGAGGTTAGCTCAGATAGCAAGATGGCGACGCAAAAGAAGAATAGCGGATCTCAGGGCAAAAGTGGCATGGATTTCAGCAGTCGTTTTCGTAATAGCGTGGGCGGTGGGACTGATGTGGCTGACGACAAGAAGCGCAACTCAGAGGATGTACCTTGGTCACTTATCGTTGTAGTGATGACCGTTCTCTTGATGTTCTTCATCATCATGCCGATCTTAGCTTTTATGTATTACGACATGTACTACGCCACCCAAGCAGCGATACATGAAGTTCGGAAGATGCGGGAACTACGCAAAGAGATTCAGATTGAACGGATGTACGATAGATAAGGAGTAGTGATGCTGACGCTTATTTCAACTCTTGGCGGTTACTTAGTCGCCCTCTTCCCTCGACTGTTTGATCTTCTGCAAGACCGTGCGGACAAGAAGCACGAGCTAGACATCCTGCACATGCAGATGCGCCAGCAGTTGGCGCTGACCGATAAAGGCTATTCCCCGTCAGACAAGACTGAGGAAGTCCGCGAGAACGACGAGCAAGACCATCAGCAATACATGGTTCAGATGGGCATGGTCTACAACAATCAAGAAAAACTATTGGAATCGTCTTCCCAATGGGTAAAAGATATGACTGCGGCTACCCGCCCGTTCGTGACGTTTGTTTTCGTCCTTGAGTTAGTCCTGATCAATTTGCTGACGATGCTGTGGATTTTCCTGCACGGCAACACAATCACTTCTGTGGGCGAGTTCATTCAGATCATGGAGATCGTGTTTGACGCAGACGAGATGGCGCTGCTTGGCACCATTATCGCTATGTGGTTTGGTTCCCGTGGTAACTCGAAGGCGGGCAAGTGATTTACCTTGTCTATGCGCGGATAGCCGCAACGGTATTGCTATGTGCTTATTTGATAAGTAATTTGCCATGAAACTACCACTTGCCACAATAGCAATGATTAAGCATCACGAGGGTGTGAGATACAAGCCTTACAAATGCCCGGCAAAGCTTTGGACCATCGGGGTGGGGCATGTGCTCTACCCAGAGCAGGGCAAGATGCCCGTCGATCAACGCGATAAGTTCGCACTCAAAATAGAGGACTTCCGTGTATTTAGCAAAGAAGAAGTTGATTCGATCCTTGAGAAAGACCTACAGCGGTTTGTCGCTGGTGTTCTTCGTTATTGCCCTGACCATCTTAACGAAAATCGCTTGGGCGCGTTGGTCAGCTTTGCATTCAATGTTGGGTTAGGTACCCTCCAGAGATCGACCCTGCGGCAGAAGCACAACCGGGGTGACTTTGAAGGTGCAAAGCAAGAGTTCCTGAAGTTCACCAAAGGCGGTGGCAAAGTCTTGCCGGGTCTGGTCAAACGCAGGAATGACGAGATAGCCCTGTATTTTGCGGAGCCGAAATGAATCCGTACCTGATTCTGGGTGCTGTACTAGCCATTGGCGCGGCGGCAACAGGGGGGTATTATTCAGGTAGAAACAGTGGCATGGCAGAGGTGCAACAGGCGTGGGATAAAGAGAAGACTGCCCAATACACCCAGTACGCCAAGGCGATGGAAGAGTCTGTTGAGAAGCAGCAACAGCTTCAGATGGGCGCAGATAGATTAAGACAGGAGAAGGATCGTGAGATTCGGGATATTGCTGCTAGGAATACCGCTCTTGTTAACAGCCTGCGCGACCGCCAAAGTCGCCCCACCACCCAAACAGGTACCGTGCCCAATTCCACCGGCGCTGGATCCACCGTCACAGCTTGTACTGGAGCCGAGCTTTACAGACCGGATGCAGAATTTCTTGCAAGGGAAGCTGCCAGAGCAGATGAACTCCGTGTCGCCCTCAAACAATGCTTCGCCCAATACGAAGCGGTAAGACAAACGGTGAAATGAGATGCCCTTAAAAAAGTTACTGTTTCGCCCCGGCGTTAACCGTGAAAACACTCGGTACACAACCGAAGGGGGTTACTACGACTGCGACAAGATCAGGTTCCGTCAAGGCACGCCAGAAAAAGTAGGTGGTTGGGCACCGATAAGTATCAACACGTTCTTAGGAGTATGCCGGTCACTTTGGGCGTGGGTTACGCTTCAATTTGTTACTTTGATTGGGGTAGGTACAAACCTCAAGTTTTACATCTCTCGTGGTGGCGACTACTACGACATCACACCTATTCGTGCGGCGGCAACGCTAAACGGCCCCTTCGCTGCGTCTAATGGCTCTCCAGTAATTACTGTTACCGACAGCGCTCACGGCTGCATAACCGGGGACTTTGTTACTTACAACGGTGCGGCTAGTCTGGGCGGTGCAATTACTGCGGCTGTTTTGAATACTGAGCATCAAGTTACTGTTCTTAGCGCCAATACTTATACGATCAACGTAGGGGTTAACGCAACCGCTGGCGACTCTGGGAATGGTGGCACCACTGTCCGTGCGGTTTATCAAATCAATACAGGCGCTGCAACGGCTATCCCCCTAAGTGGCTGGGGTGCAGGTGGTTGGGGTAGTGGCACTTGGGGTTTTGGGCAGACAGCTTTTGGTTCGATGAGCCTGTGGAGCCAGAGTAACTTCGGTCAAGATTTAGTGTTTGGCCCTCGTGGTGGGGCTATCTATTATTGGTTTACTGATATTGGGCCTACCCCTGTGACCGTTACGATTACGGTTGCATCCCCTGCGGTTTTAACTACGGCGGCACCGCTCTTTAACGATACACCGGTTGTGCTTGAGACTTCGGATGCGCTGCCTACAGGACTGACTACTGGTACAACTTATTACGTTCGTAATGCGATAACTACTGGCGGCTCTACTACGTTTAATGTGTCTGCAACACCAACTGGGGCGCTCATAAATACTAGTGGCGCTGGCTCTGGTACGCAGTACATTTCTCCACGTGCAGTTAACTTAGCCGATTTTGGTGGGGCGTCTGACGTACCAGTGGTGCAGAACTTCATCTTTGTGTCGGACATCTTCCGGTTTGTGTTTGCATTTGGGGCTAATGACTACACCAGCACTACGCAGAACCCGATGTTAATTAGGTGGTCTGATCAAGAGGATGCGGTTAACTGGACCCCAGCAGCAACTACACAGGCGGGCAGTCTTGAGCTTTCGCATGGGTCAGAGATCATCAGTGCCGTACAGACACGTCAAGAAATTGTGGTGTTCACCGACAGTACGGTTTATTCGTTGCAATACCTCGGCCCGCCTTACGTATGGAGCGCTCAGCTTCTTGGTGACAACATATCCATCGAAGGTCAGAACTGCGTAGCGGTTGCTTCCGGTATCGTATATTGGATGGGTGTAGATAAGTTCTACAAGTATGACGGTCGGGTGCAGACTTTGCGTTGTGATCTTCGTCAATACATCTTTAACGATATTAATCAGTCGCAAGCCGAACAGATATTTGCTGGTACCAATGAAGGCTTCAACGAAGTCTGGTGGTTCTACTGCTCTGCTAATTCAACCGTGGTCGATAAGTACGTTGTGTACAACTACCTAGAAGATATTTGGTACTACGGCACAATGGGGCGCACCGCATGGCTAGACAGCGGCATTCTTGATTTCCCGCTTGCTGCTACTTATAACAACACGTTGGTGTATCACGAGAATGGCCTTGACGACAACACCAACGGCACGCCGGTCGCGATGAATGCGTACATAACGTCTTCAGAATTTGACATTGAGGACGGGCATAACTTTGGATTTATCTGGCGTATCGTGCCCGACATCACGTTCCGTGGGTCTACAACCAATGCTCCGCAAGCGACTATGACGCTGCTGCCGTTAAAAAGTTCTGGTTCTGGCTATACCAACCCACCGTCTGTAGGCGGGTCTGATTCTGGTTCGGTGACGCGGACTGCCACGGTTCCTGTGGAAGCCTTTACTCAGTATGTTTACGTGCGAGTCCGTGGACGGCAGATGGCGTTTAAGGTCGAATCTAATCAGCTTGGGGCTACGTGGCAGTTAGGTGCTCCCCGAATCGATATTAAGCCCGACGGCAGGCGTTGAGATGACGTCGATTATTCCGTCAAAAGCACCCAGTCTGCCTCTAGCTACTGTTGAGTACGAGGCTAGGTATCAGGATCAGCTTTCTAACATTCTGCGGTTGTACTTCAACACAATCGACAACGCGCTTGGCGAGATTATCCGCACCCTAGATTACACAGGGCCATTTGATACACTGTATGCAAATACAGTACAGGCAACAAATGTAAACGCAACAAATGTAAACACTACCAATCTGGCATCCCTGTTTGCAACCATACAACAGCTTCAAGCCACTACGATTGCCGCCGCCAATATTCAGGGGGGCAACGGTGTTTTCAATGATTTAACAGGATCGAATGTAAACGCCAGTATGTTTACCGGCTCCGGCAGGCAGATAAATCTCCCTCACGGTGCTTTTTCTGACAACCAAGACCAGTTTGTTTTTGCAACCGATACAGCGTATCCGATCCGGTTCGATACTATTGATTTTAGTTACGGGGTATCAATTTCATCTCGTACCGCAGCGTTTACAGCAACTATTGACGACGGTACTCCTCCCGGTGCTGGAACAGTAATGACGGTGTCCGCAGTATCTTCTGGGTCGTTGATTGCTGGGATGTTGGTAACTGGTGGTAGTACTTCTGCCAATACTTACATTGTCAAGCAACTTACCGGAACTACAGGCAGCACCGGCACTTATCAGGTCAGCGTTTCGCAGGAAAGAACGTCCGCTTCTCTTACGGCAGCAGTTCAGTCCAAGATTTCCTTTGCGTACCCCGGCGTCTATAACATCCAGTTCAGTATTCAATTTGCTAACCAAGACTCATCCATCTCAACAGTGGATGTTTGGGGTGCTTTAGGCGGCACATACATACCAGCAACCAATACTCGGTTTGATATCATATCTAGCCACGGTGGGAGTGACGGGCATATCTGTGCGGCGTTGAATCTTTTTATTTCCGTCGATGATGTCAACGCGGACTTCTTTGAGCTGTTTTGGTGGGCAAGCGACGTTGATACCTACATGGAATACAAACCGGCAGGAACTGCCCCTACCCGACCGACTACCCCATCCATCATTTTGACAGCGGCTTTTGTATCGGCTCCTGTACCGGCTAAGACTCAAATCACCCCAATTGGGGTATCCGGCTATGGTCGTATAGGCGCTCCAACCATTGTAATCACTTGACAGATCAAACATAATATGACCAGCTACGAATTTAGGAGGCTCTTATGGGCACAGGGGTAGGCGAGGCGCTATTAATTGGCGCGGCAACAGGTGCTGGTACGTCAGCCCTAACGGGAGGTGATCCGCTCAAAGGCGCTCTATTTGGTGCTATAGGTGGCGGGGTTACGTCCGGTCTTGGTGGGGCTTTGGGTGGCGCGAAGGCAGGGGCTACGGCGGGGGCAACAGGCTCTTTGGCTAATGTTTCTGATGATATCGCTTTGGCTACTATGAATGCTGCCGGTAGAACACCTATTGACCCTTCGACTCTTTTGTCTGGGGCAAGTAAAGCCCCCACAGTCGGACTATCCCCTACTAGTGCTGGAGCTTCAAACATTACTGGTAATTTTGGCGCTAACGTACCTACTGGGTCGTTAATTACTCCTACGACTGTTCCAGAAACCGGTTTTTTTGACGTATTTAAGTCTACTCCGGGTGGCCCTGATTTTAAGCAACGTCTTGGTAACTACATGGTGCAAAACCCCGGACAAGCGGCAATGTCTGGCGGTAGTCTTGCTAATACACTGTTTAATCAGCCTGACTTCTCGGCACCATCTGATGAGTATGATGGCCCGCTAAAGCGCTTCCGTTTTAATCCATCTACTTATCGCCCCGCGTTTGCCGAGGGTGGTGGCATCACTGATATTGATCTTGGTAGCACAGCTAGACTGACTGGCTCTCCAGTTACTATGATGGCTGATGGTGGTATAGCTGATCTTGGTGGATATTCCGATGGTGGGCGACTTTTGAAGGGACCCGGAGATGGCATGTCTGATTCGATTCCTGCTCGTATTGGTCGCCGCCAACCTGCTCGGCTTGCTAACAACGAGTTTGTGGTTCCTGCTGATGTGGTATCGCACTTAGGTAATGGTTCGACCGATGCTGGCGCAAAACAACTTTATGCCATGATGGACAGAGTGCGCCTTGCCCGTACTGGCAATAAAAAGCAAGGTAAAGAAATAAACCCACAGAAGTACGTGCCAGCTTAAGGATTTGTTATGAGCTATTCAAGACGACAATTAGAAGCTTTAGGTGAACCGTTTGGTTCTTGCGCCACTCGTGTAAAGCCGGGCGGCTATGGGCGCATCTATGGCGTAGGCAACGAACCAGAACCTGAAGGCAGCAGACCATCCGGCGAAGACTATTACTACCAGACCGGTACTATGGGAAGTGGGCCATACGGTGGGCAACCAGCTGGGTTTATGGTCGCTAACCCTGAATATAAGGGCGCAGAGTACGTGCCGTATACAGGTGAAGGAGTTCCTTCTGGCGACGACTATTACTATAACCGGGGTTCTTTAGGCGCTCCCGCCGGTTACATGGTTGCAAACCCCGAGTACCAAGCAGATGTACCGGCGTACGTTCCTTATGTAGCGCCCACCACAACAGCTACGTCTACAACTACTGGCGGTGGCGGTACAACTACAAATACTGGCGGTGGCGGTACAACTACTGGTGGAAATGTCACAGCGCAAACAACACAGTTATTACAAGATAGGCTGGGAACAACGCCGACCCAAGATCAAGTTAATTATTGGAGCGGTATATTTGGATTAGATAACCAAATTACACCTGATGAAGTCACTCGACTAGATTCGGCTATTGGCAATACTGGTAGAACTCCCGGCCCGTCTACGCTTGCAAATACTATTTTAGGTACTCAACAGCAACAACAGCAACAGCAACAGCAACAACAGCAACAGCAACAACAGCAACAGCAAGTTAATCAGGGTGGGGTAGCCCCACCGCCGGGGTTCTTAGGCACTCGACCTTCGTTTACTGGTGTACGTAATCCATTCTATGAAGGATCGGATACACGTTCTGATTTAGTGAACATGGCATATCAACGTCTTTTAAATAGACCACCAGACGCCGCAGGGCTTGCCAACTATAGCCAAGAAATGATGCGTGGTTTAACTGGACAAGGGTTGGTTTCTGCACTGGCAAACTCACCAGAGTTCCAAAGGACTCAAGATTTCCAACGTGCGTATACTTCGACATTCCGTCCCGGTTATCAAGAGTTTGGGCCAAGTGGTCAGTACAACCAGCCAATCTATTTAAGTAACTACACAGACTATGCAAGGGCACCCGGATTTACGCAGCCTACGTACAACACGGAGATGATGACTCCGCAAGACGTGGGGTATGGGTTTGGGTCATTTAATCCATTTGCATATGGCAGCACTAATCCATTTGCGGGTGACACTGCTGCACCAACAAGCGAAGGTAGCCCGGCGGCTGCAAGTGGGGGCAGAATTAAAGACGATGACGGTATTACTGCGCTATTGAAACGATGAATTTATCGGTACAGTCAGTTGCTACGGAATACATAAGCCAAGTATGGCCTATGATAGAAAGTTATCTGCAAGAAGCACTGACAAAAGGTTGTGAGGATATTGAATGGAGTGCTGGCTACAACATCCATCACGTTCAGGCTTTCTTAACTACCGGGCAGTGGTTGTTATTAGTCGCAGCAGATGAAGCTGGAACAATACATGGAGCGGCTGCGGTGTCTTTTGCGAATTACCCATTACATCGCGTTGCGTTTATCACATTGATTGGCGGTAAGCTTATTTCCAATCAAGAAACCTTCGCGCAATTAAAGAACATTCTGAAGCAACGGGGGGCTACAAAAATCCAAGGATATGGTCGAGAGTCAATCGTTCGGCTGTGGAAGCGTTATGGATTTGAGCCACGTACTACTTTAGTGGAAGTGCAACTATGAACTACTCACGACGCCAGTTAGAAGCCCTTGGAGAACCACTTGGGGAATCCGTTACACGGACTAAACCGGGGGGCCGCATTTACGGCAGTGGTGGCGGTGGGCATACCACTAGCACGGTGACTCAACAAAACATCCCTGACTGGCTACGCCCGCAGACAGAAGCCCTGCTTGGCGGTGCGACTAAAGAGTTCTTCCAAACCAAAGAAATCCCCGGCACCGGAGATCAGCCTAGCACTTTTGAAATCCAAGGGATCAAGCCGTACGTACCGTATAGCGTTAACGCTAGAGATTATGTTGCTGGGTTTAGCCCGATGCAGCAGCAGGTGTTTTCTGAATCGGCGAACATGCAGCGGCCTGCTGGGTTTGGTTATGGCTCCGAGTTAGCCGGTATTTCTGGACTGGGCGGGCTTGAGAGCGCTAGTAAAGGGTTTGGCTACGGACAAGCTGGCTTCGGCGCAGGTCAGTTAGGGCAACAACTTGCTGTAGGTCGTGGCGGTCTATTTGGCAATCTGGGTGCTGGGTATGGCATGCAGTCTGCTGGTATGGGTGGTCGGTATGAGGGCATGGCAACTAGCCCCGGTGCTGTCCAATCGTTCATGTCGCCGTATCAGCAAAACGTGATCGACATGCAGAAACAAGCTGCCATCCGTGACTACGATGTACAGGCGCAAAACCTCAAGGCACAAGCGGCACGAAGCGGGGCATATGGTGGCTCACGTCAAGCCATCCAAGCTGCTGAAGCACAGCGTAATCTGAACGCACAGCTACAAAATATCGAGAATACGGGGCGTCAGTCTGCGTATGACAGAGCTATACAGTCCATGCAGTTCGGTACCTCAACAGGGCTACAAGGGCTTCAAGGTGCTCAAGCTGGTCTTAGCACGGCACTTCAGGGCGTTCAGCAACAACTTGCTGGCACTGCACAAGGTATGCAGGGCGCTCAGGCTGGTCTACAAGGTGTCTCTAGCGCTCAAGCCGGATACGGCCTAACCGGTCAAGCCGCGCAGAACTTGGCAAATATTGGCAGGTCGCAACAAGAAGCTGACATTGCACGTATGGGCTTTCAGGGGCAACAAGGACAACTTCAGAGAACCGCAGAGCAAGACATCATCAACCAATCGATTCAGAACTACGCGCTGGCACAACAATATCCGGCACAGCAGTTGGCTGCATACAACGCGTTACTACGTGGTCAAGCAGCACCGGCAACAACAGTATCTCAGTATCAAGCTGCGCCGAGTGGAGTGTCACAGCTAGCAGGCTTAGGCATGGGCGCGTACGGCTTATCCAGAGCGATTGGCAGTAAGAAGGGCGGTAAGATTGAAGATAAGGATGCGGAAGGTATTGATGACATCCTCATTCGCAAAACCATGAAAAAGGTGAAAGCATGAGCGTAACCGGATTAGGCCGTATTGCTATGGCTGAAAAAATGTCTGTGTCGCAGCTTCAAGAAGCGCTGGAAAATAAGACGCTTCCTGCTTACATCGCGGCACCGCTGCTTGAAGAAAAGCTGGACATGCAAGAACGCAAGCGCAACGCCATGATCATGCAACAGCAAGCACAACAACAGCAGCGGGCTCCAATCGTGGATCGTCTTATGCAACGTGCGGCTATGGAGCCCGGCATTGAAACACTACCTACTAACTTAGCACCTGCACAGCGTATGGCTGGCGGCGGTATCGTTGCGTTTGAGGAAGGTGGTGAAGTTCCGCGTTATGCGAAGGGCGATTTAATCGATAAAGAATTTAAGACAACCGACCCGGCAAAAATTAACCAAGCCAAACTAGACATCCTCCGTGCAGAGCTAGCGGAGGAGCAACGGAATCTAGGGTTAGAAACCGACCCAACTAAAAAGGCAAGAATTCAAGCCAACATAACGGCGATTAATAGAGAGATCGCGACTGCTAGTAAATCTCCTTCACCTGAAACTAGTATGGGTGGGTTTGGTAAGGTAACTAAAATTCCTAGTAACGATCCGGGTATAGCGGCGCAACGCACTGCTATGTCACTACCTGCAATGCCTCAAGGACAGGCAGCGTCGACTATGACTCCAGAACAAATGCTAGCTAATGCAAGGGGCATTACGGATTTGGTTTACCCCACAACTAGCGCACCGACGGAAACTACGCCTGAAAAATCACTTGAGCAGGTTGACAAGTTTTACACTATGGCAGGGGTTGACCGCGACATATTTAGAAAACAGGGTAAGGGCATTGAGGAAGAACGTGCTGGTATAGCGAAGGACAAAGAAGAAGCCAAGACATTCCGTATCTTAGAGGCCGCTGCTGGAGTTTTAAGTGGTACTTCTCCGTTTGCGTCAGTCAATATTGGTAAGGGCGCGTCCCCTGCTATCCAAGGATTGGCGTCGGACATGAAGGAATTCCAGAAGAACGAACGTGCGCTGCGTGCGGCTGAGCGTGACCTAGCTATGAGCGAACAGAAGTTCAATCTCACCCGTGCGTCAGACGCGCAGGCTCAGATGCTAAGAGACCGAGATCGTGTTGATAAATACCAAGATAAGAGAGCAGGACTCACTAGTGATTTGATTAAATCATCCAATACTGTTGAGGGTCAAATTAGAGTTGCTGAAACTTATGGCAGAACCTCTAAGGAACTTGAACTCCTGCGTCAAAACGCACCGCCAGAACTTGTTAAGATGGCAGATAGACTTAAGAAAGACATGCCGGGTAAATCTGAACTAGAGCGACTGGAGGTTGCGGCTGACATTATGTTCCCGGGGAAAGGGCTGGCAGCAATTATTGGAGCCGAATCTAAAGCTGCACAGGCTGTTGAAGAAGCATTCAACACTAACCTACTCACAAATAAGAGACTTAAAAATTTAAATGAAAAAGCTCAAGCCGGTGATCCAGATGCGAAAAGAGAAATAAAAGAATTCAAGGACAATTTACTTAAAGACTATTACAGTCGTATGCCAACACTATCTAGCCGTATGGGGGAAAACCCACAGGTGGGGGGCGTAACGCTGTCGTCTGAAGATCAGCAAGCTTTAGCTTGGGCTAACGCAAACCCAAATGACCCACGTTCCGCTCAGATTAAGCAACGTCTAGGAGTACGGTAATGCCGTTTGATCCAGATGCGTACCTAAAGAAAAAACCGGAGCAAACTACTAACCCGTTCAAAGCGGAAGGGTTTGATCCTGATGCGTATCTGAAACAAACACCAAAACCGTTTGATCCCGACGCCTACCTAGGGGCAAAACCTGCGGCACCTACACAACCATCTGCACCGCCAGAAGAATCCGGCTTTTTACGCCAAGCTGCTGATATTCCTATTGGGATAACCAAAGGGATGGTTACTGGCGTACGTATGATTGCAGATGCGTTCGGTGCGGGCAGTGATGCCTCGAAACTAATCAAAACTTACGAAGATCAAATCGGCGGTCTTCTATCTGCACAAGCAAAGAACGACCAGAAAGAAATTAGCCGCATCCTCAAGGATGCCCAAGACAAAGGCGTTCTCGATCAATTAGCCGCTGCCGGTAAAGCATTTGCAACTGCCCCAATTGATCTCACGGTTCAAGCTCTCGGCACTTCCGCCCCGGCTCTCATTACTGGTTTAGCCACTACGATTGGCGGTGCGCCGACTGCTGTGGCACTAGGTACTTCCGCTCTCATGGGTTCTGTCATGGGTGCAGGTGAAGCGAAGGGTAGTATCTACGAAGCGACCAAAGAAGAACTGCTGAATATAAAAGTACCAAAAGACAAAGCCGAGCAGATAGCTATAGCTGCACAAGAGTATGGCGGTAAAAACTTAGATCAGATTCTGTTAGCTGCTGGACTTGGTGCGGCTACATCGGCAACCGGCTTCGAAGCCAGTGCTATTAAAGGGATGACTACGCGCATCTTAAGTAAGGCCGCTGTTAAAGAAACCGCCGGCGCTGCCGCTAAAGAAGTAGCTGAAAAAGGTGTGGCACGTAGTATAGCTACTGGAATAGGTAAAGAATCTATTCCTGAGTTACTGCAAGGATCGCAGATACAACTTGCCGAGAACCTTGCTTTACAACGGGAAGGCTTTGACGTTCCCACCATGCGTGGAGTTGTTTCCCAAGGCGCGTTGGAGGCTTTATCTGGTGCCCCATTAGGCGCGTATGCTGGTTATAGAGAACGCGGTGCTCCTACTGTTGGTGAAGATACCCGTGAGGGCAAAGCACTTAGTGAGCTGGATAGGCTAGCAGCGGAAGAAGAAAAAGTCGCTCGCTCTTTTGTTGAGCGTAAGTTATATGCTGAATTGGGTCGTCCGCCACTTGAGGAAGAAATACTGGAGGGCATCAATGATTATCTGGACGAGCAGAACGCAGGTAGAGGAACTAAGCCCGGAGCAGGTATCGCTGGCGTTTCTGATATTAGTGAGCCCGAAGCCACCGGAGTTCCAGATACCACAGTCGCTACAACACCTGAATCGGAAGGACTGGATACTACTGGAGGGGCTACTACAGTCGCTGGAGCTGGAACTGGAGCACAGCCGGGTGCATTAGAAGAGGCCGCTGCGCCTACAGATTTAACAGCACTTGAGCAAGAAGCACGTACCCGGTTCGATGCGGTAAAGGGTATTCAAGAGCAGCAGCAAGCGCTTTTAACTAAAGCTGGTCGGATACCTGCTAAGAATTCCCCTGCGCGGAAAAAGTACGATGCTTTGGCTGAACAACAGGCAGAAGCTAAATCGGCTTGGGATGAAGCAGATAGAAAGCTACGTGAGGCTAAAGCGGGGTTTACTTCCGATGTAAGGGCTATCGCCGACACTTACGCAGACGAGCTGTTTGCAGCTAACCCCAACTACGATTCCGCTGCTTATGATGCCGCCGAGACTAAATTATTTAACGACCTCAAGGCCCAAGGCATAACTGATAAAGCCGCAAGAAGCGCTGCGGCTGAAGCATTTAGCAACCGCCTAGTCCAACTGGATGAAAACAAAGGTAAGCCACCAGCACCTGCTTCGGCGAAGCCGACTTTTGTGTTGCCGGAGGAATATGCTCATGGCACCGACTACTTAACCGCACAAAACATTATTCGCGGTGGAAGGCTTATTCCTGATGCGGGTAAGCGGATGTATTCCTACTCGCAGTTTGGTAGGAAAGCCGTATATCTAACGGCGCGAGATGGTTGGTGGCTGGACGCAGATAAAGCTGCTGAAGGTCGTGCGGCTGTCTATGACGCTTCGGTACCGTTTAAGTTAGACCCCAAAGCAAAAATACGTGAGGTAAACACCCCAGCCGAACTGGATGCTATTGCCCGCGAAATTGGTGAGCCTGATGGCGCCACCATGATGCGCAAGTTAAGTGTAGAAAATCTTGACTATGAGCAAGAAGCCCGCAAAGTTAAGGGTACGTCGTTTGAAAATTTTGTTAAGCAAGAAGTTAATCGTCGTCGTGAGCAATTGAAAAAATTTGATGCGCCCGATGCTGATACTGTAACTGATATAGATAGTTGGGTAGCACAGCAAGAAAAAGAATATGAAGATCGCCCAGAATTTATCCGTAGCAAAGAGGACGTACTTAACACGCTGCGGGAGCGGTACGACTTCTTACAAAACTATGAAAACGAATACAAAGACGCGGATGAAGTAACGCAGAAACTTCTTGACGCTGGTATCGACGGTATCTACGTTGGCCCTGACTTTGGAGCGGTTAACCCCGAAGAATACAAAGCGTTTGATGATCTATGGAATAGAACGCAAGATGCTATGCCGGGGGCGTCGCCGGAGGAAGTATTTGCTGCCGCCAAAGAAGAATACAGAAAAATAAATCCTACATATTTTGACCGCGCATCTGACGTAGTTGCATCGGATCAACTCGCCCTTTTCCGCCCAGAGCTTGCAGTAGTAGACCGTGCACGGTTGGCTGCGACTAGACCCGCGCCATCACAAAAACCAGCTCTGTCAGTCGAAGAGTTTAAGAAGAAGCCCGGCGAGACTGAAGATGATTACGTAGACCGCGTATCAAGAAGCACTGGCTCGGAAATGGCTCCCAACATCGTCGAGATGTTGCGTAATAACGACTTGAACGGCGCGTTACGTGAAGTGGCAAACATCCTTCCCGGGTTCAATGGCACATTAGCCAATAGGTTGGCTCAATTAAACCTACCGAGTGGAGTACGTATTGGGGATCAGCGTAACCTTACTCGGCGTAGCATAGACCATACATCTGGTAAACAGCAGATACGATTGTTTGGGTACTTACGAACTGCCGCACCTGATTTTTTTAATAAGTATTTTAATCAATACGACAGAGAAGAGAACTTAGAGACCGTATATAAGGGGCTGACTGAGCTACCTAATTTTGTGTCCGATACAAAGCTAGGCCCGGTGCGTACCGAATACGATACGGTACTCCAATCGTTTGAAGACAACATGCTGGGACTGTCGGCGCTAGGTGCGTATTACCCAGTATTTGACGAGATAAACCTTAACGATAAATCTCGTGCGTATGGCACCGGTATGCGTCGGGACTCGGGGCTATCCTACCGTACGTTCTTGCATGAGACTGTTCACGCCGCCACCGAACTACTGCTACTCACCCCGCGAGATCAAAGAACCGCAGAACAGAACGCTGCGGTTGACGAGTTAGAGCGCCTCTACGAGTACGCGATTGGCAAGATTAGTGGTAGGCGCTATGGGTTTACAAACCTATCGGAATTTATTGCCGAGATCATGACCAACCGTAGCTTTCAGAATGAACTGAAAGCTATCCCGTATCCACCTACTAGAAGCAATGTCTTTACTCGTTTTGTTCAGGCGGTATTGAAGTTAGTCGGCTTGGACAACGTGGCTGGTCGTGCAATGGTAGAGGCCGAAAGACTATTCAACATAGAGCGCCCATACCAAGTTCTTTCTGCTGGCCCCCGGTTTACACAAGCCCCCAAGAAACGGAGGGTGCGTGGGCCTATCTCTACGCCGGATACATATCGTACAGCGGAAAGCCAACAGAATGCGTTGAAGCAAACTATCAAAGATGCCTACGAAGGGCGTATGCCGTGGGCGGATGCCGTAAAAATTATTGGTCCTAGCATATGGGATTCTGGTAACACGATACTACGTAAGACAGCGCTGCCGGTAATGAACCTGACGCAGCTTGAAGATTTGACCCGTACGAAGTTCACGCAGATCACCGGTGCATTGAAGATCATCCGTGACATGGTGGCTTCCCGCGCTAAGAAGATGAATACCGCATCGGAAATCATGCGGGACTGGACTAAGGCGCAGAAAAAGAACTTTGCACAGTCGCAGCTAATGGGGCGCATTATGATGGAGGCAACAATCCGTGGAATCGACCCGGATACAGCCCCCGCCGGTGCGCTTAATAAACCGCTTCAAGATGCTTGGAATACTTTAGACAACGACTTTAAGATCATCTACCGTCGTGTCCGTGACTTCTACGCCAACTCCGTCAATGAGATGGTAAAGGAGATGGAGCGCAGGGCATCGGCTAATCCAGACCCTGTTGCGCGTGCCAAAGCCTTGAAAAAAATAAAAGAGCAATTTGGCCCGGATAAACTAATCAAGCCATACTTCCCGTTACGCCGTTTTGGGCAATATTTCTATCAAGTCGGTGAGAAAAACTTTAAAGAGTTTTATGAGTTTGAAGACCCATTCACTCGTGACGCTGCCATGCGTAAGCGGATTAAAGATTTGTCCGCAGGCAATGAACAACAACGCAAATTGGCTGCGTCAATCCAAAAGGGCAACGGTATATCCGAGCTTTATGGGAAGAACATAAGTACGACACAGGCGCTTAAAGACGTAGAAGAATTAGTTGACAACATCTCTGCGACGGATGTTGCCGACTTGAAAGACCAATTAAAGGACAGCCTGAACCAGCTTATCTACATTCTGCTACCGCAGCAGAGCGTGCGGAAGATGTTCATCAACCGTAAATCTATTCAGGGCGCTAGCGCCGACATGCTACGCGTGTTTGCTACCACGGCTGTACACAGTGCTTACCAGCAGTCTCGGTTTATGTACTCTGAGAAGTTCTTGCAGAACCTGAATAATGCTAGAGATGAAATAATTAATGCCCAAAAAATGGGGATGTTGAGCATTGACGATGCCGCAATGTATAAAGATTTTATACTTGAGGTCGAGCAGCGGGTGCCAACAATCATGAGCAACGAGGACACCAGCATGACCGCACAGGTGGCTGGCAAGGCTTCTGAACTCACGTTTTACTACATGCTCTCGGCACCGTTTACGGCGATGCTTAACACTATCGGTGCGGTGCAGTTGGCTATGCCCTATATCGGCGGATCATATGGGTACGCCCGTGCGAATGCTTTGTTAGTCAAAAACATGGGGCGGTATCTTGCCACGTCGCCTACTCGCACGTTCTCCCCATTAACAAAACGTGACTTTGCGCAAGTCAACTTCCCTTCGATTGCGGAAGGCCGCAAGCTGCCACCGTTGCTACAAAAAGCTGCTGACAGGTTCATTGATGATGGTGTAATCGACATCTCGCTAACCAACGACATCTTTGAGTTAGGCGAGCGCCCATCAGCTTTGTATACCGGCACATCAGCAACAATCAAAAAGATTATGTCTGGGTTGTTCCACCAATCTGAACGGATGAACCGTGAGATTGTTTTACTGACAACCTTTGAGCTTGCCTACGATAAATTCTTGAATGACTACCAGCGTCAGCCGGGTATGGAAGGTTTGCGTGGAGTCTACTTGCGTGACGCACGGGGCGATAAGATAAAGAACACCCCAGACCAAGCGTTCGAACTTGCTATTGAAGAAGCCACGCGGGTTACTTCTACTTCGCTGGGTGATTATTCACGTCAGACAAAGGGTCGGATATTTGCCAACCCAATAATGAATCTGCTGTTGAAGTTCAAGCAGTATCCGATTTTGGCGATGTATTCAATAATGCGTAACTTCCACGTCGGTATAGTTGCTCCATTCAAGAAAGCCGAGATCGATCAGTATCGCGCCCTGCTGGAACAGGAACTGAAGAACGACCCCAACAAAGATAAAGTTATTGCCCAACGCCTGCAAGAAGTAGAAGCGCAGCGCAAGGCGTTAGAGAAGGAAGGGCGTCGTCGTTTAGCCGGTATCCTCGGGGTTACTACAATACTTGGTGGGGTAGCTGCATCTCCGTTTTTCTCGTTGGTTGTCGGCAACCTAGTCAAGATGTTTGCAGATGACGATGATGACGAATACTTTGATTGGGAAAACTGGTTCTACAACTACATGGAAGGCGAGTTTGGCGGCTATCTCGGTGGCATGCTTGCCAATGCTGGTATAGAACCAAAAACCGCAGAAAAGGCTGGGCGTAAAACTGCTGAAGCTGTTTCTCGTGGTTTACCTGCTGCTATGGGTGCGGCTGTAGCCGACCGTGTCAGCCTTGATCCTAAAGCGCTGCTGTGGCGCGATGGTCGGTATTCGCCTGATGCGCGGGAGAACTTCATCGAGTCTTTGATCGCCAACGCCGGTCCGGTTGTTGGACTTGCACTTAACTTTGTGGATGCCTACCAACTTGCCAAAGAAGGGCAGTATGCTCGTGCGGTAGAGAAAGCGGTACCTGCAATTATTGCTAAACCAGCCTCGGCGGTACGCATGGCTGAAGAAGGCGCTACCACTAAGAAAGGCGATGTGCTGATAGATGACTTTACAGTAACCGAACTAGCCATGCAGTCGATTGGTTTGCAGCCTGAACGCCTCGCGCAGAAACAAAAAGCCGCTATCTCCATAAAGCAGAAAGAACAAAAGATTCTGGATGCGCGTGAAGCTATTATGGACAGGCTGTGGATGGAGCGGGATAACCCTGATGGCTATGAAGCCGCGATGGAAAGGGCGCTTGAATTTAACAGCAAGCGCAAAGACCCGAAGATGCTCATTACGCCTAAGAAAATTAGAGAGTCGTTTAAAAAACGGGCGCAACTCAAAGCCGAGGCCGAAACTCTAGGTGCCAAGTACGATAAGCGCCTACGTAGTGAACTGATGGATATGGGTGAGTTTGCGGACGATGAATAAAAAACCCCCGACGCGAAGGGGAGGTACGCCGGGGGGAGTGACAAACAGCTAGGAGAAAGCAACACAGGAACGCATTGCTGTCTGGATATTACTACTTAATTCTCCAGACCCGCAAGCCCCGGATGCCATCTTCGATTACTACTTTGATTGTTACTCTGAACCCGAGTCGGCGAGCTAGTTTTTTAACATCTTCACGGGCTTCCGGTGCGTGGATGCAGGGGACAAAAAAGGAAGCCCCGACCACGAACTTCCTCCAATTCACTTCGTGAATTACCCCGTCAACTACCATCGGTGCCGGTGGCTATCGCCTCACTATCCTGTACTTCTTCTTGTTCGGCGCTAGCAGCGTTGATGTACATGTCAGAGTCAAGGAAGTCACCACGAGAGCAGTCAAACACATAAGCATCGACCGGCGGGGTGCTTGAAAGTTTGGTTCCTTTTGCCATACGTTTCTTAACCGTGCCAACATAGACGCCCTCCGCAGTTAACGCGTTCAGTACATCCTTAAGCGTAATTTGGTTCTTGGAGCAGTACTCACGGAACTTTTTGGAGATGATAAACAGTTTCTGTGTATCCGGCTCCATGCGCACCGTAAGCTCCCCACGGGGTTCCAAAATTGGCAACAACTCAACACCCGTGCGTTTGTCCACCTCATCGTTGATGACTAAGGTGTTCTGACGTTGCTCGTTCCAGAACTCACCGACCACGCTGGCGTACGACGATGCCGGTGGTTTGATCTCTTGGCGCATCTGGGTGAACTCTTTGACCATCCACTTAAACACTCGGCCTACGTCAATATCAATTAGCCCAAGCCTACGGGCGAACATAGCACCGGCGATGTTGCAAGCCGCTACGCCCGACCAGAACCGCTCACGGTTGGTGAAGCCGATCTTGCGGTCGATCAATAGCTGGATGTCCTTTACTTCCCTTACCCGCTCCTCAAGATTGCAGACAAGATCCCGGATGTAGATACGCCCTGCATGCCCATAGTTCTGGTACAGCTTGGGGAA